GACTTGATTTCATCTTCAAATAATCTTGTGTCTAACTTTAGACCAAATGAAGGAGATGCAATATATTTACCTTTAACAGATCAGATATTCCAGATTAAGTTTGTAGAACACGAAAAACCATTTAGGCAGTTAGATGGTATTCAAACTTATAATCTAGTTGCAGAGTTGATGGAATACTCTGGTGAGAGACTAGAGACTGGTGTTGAAGAGATTGATAAGATCTCTAGAGAAATTGGTTATACTCAAGTACTCAAGATAACTGAGGGTATTGCAAACTTTGTAATAACAAATGGCGGTACTGGATATGGTTCTGGAACAACTGCTAGTATTATAGGTGGTGGAGGAGGAAGTGCAACTGCAACTGTAGGTTTAACCAATGGTGTTGTAACTTCAGTAAATGTTGTAGAACCTGGTATTAATTACACTAGTGCCCCTACTGTACAAATAGTTGGATCTGGTAACGGTGCATCAGTAACTCCTGTAATGCCTACTTTAGGTAATTTTGAGTTCGGTGAAACTGTAAAGTCACAGGCAAATACTGCAAAAGCAGTTGCAATAAAAACTTTTGATCAAATTTCATCAATACAGTTATATGATAACGGTGCAAAATACACGACTGCTCCAACTGTAACAATCACTGGTGGTGGTGGATCGGGTGCAGCTGCAATCGCTACTTTAAACTCTACAGGTCAAGTCTCTGGTGTTACTCTTACTAACACTGGATCTGGGTATACATCAGTTCCAGTAGTGACTATAGAAGCATCTCCAAATGAAACAACTGCTAAAGTTGTAAGATTTGATAAGACCAATAAAGAATTAGAGCTCTCTGATATAGTTGGTAATTTTACCGACAATGATACTGTTGTTGGTTTAACAAGTGGAGCTCAATGGACGATAAATACGTTTAGTTCTATTGAAAATGAAAACGATCCTGAAGCCGAGAATGATTTCTTTGAGTCTGAAGGTGACAATATTATAGATTGGACGGAAAATAATCCTTTTGGGGAATATGGTAATCAAGGAGTCTTCTGATGTTAGGAACACATTTTTATCACGAAATTATACGTAAAACTATTGTGGGGTTTGGTACTCTTTTCAATAATATTGAATTAAGAAGATCAGACAAACAGGGTAATATTGTACAGACAGTTAAAGTACCTCTTAATTATGGTCCAAGAGAAAAATTTCTCGCAAGAATAGATGCGGAACCAACATTAGATGGTAGATCTGAAGTCCAGATTCAGTTACCTAGAATTTCTTTTGAAATGAAGGGAATAACTTATGATCCATCTAGAAAGTTAAGTCCAGTTCAAATTTGCGTAACTCCAAAAAGTGGGGATACGAAAGCAGTATACAAACAATATTCACCAGTTCCATATAACTTGGATTTTGAACTTAATATTATTAGTAAAAATAATGATGACTCTGTTCAAATTTTAGAACAGATTTTACCTTATTTTCAACCAGTATTTAACATATCTGTTAAATTAGTTGACCTAACAAAAGAAGTAAAAGATATTCCGATTATTTTAAATTCTGTAAATATGCAGGATGATTATGAAGGTGATTTCTTAAAAAGAAGGGCACTCATTCATACGTTAACATTTACTGCTAAAACATATCTATATGGTCCTGTTGCAACTAGTGATGTAATCAGAACTGTTAATGTCGATATTGGAACTGCAATTAATGCTGGTTCTCGTTATGTCCGATACAGTGCAACACCAAAAGCACTTGAAGATTACAACTCCGATGGATCTGGTATTGCATTTGATGCATTCAATATCAGTAGTAATACCATTACATTAATAAATCATGGATTTGTTACTGGAGATTTTGTTACCTATCGATCTGATCCAAATGGTCAACCTACTGGTGGATTATTAGATAGTAAAGAATACTACATTATTAAAATTGATAATAATAATTTTAGAGTTGCTGGTACAAAATATAATGCACAGAGAGGTTATGGTATTGATTTAACAAGTCAAGGTACTGGTGGTAACCATAAATTCTCTATAATTAATACTCTCGACGATGCATTTGTAGAGTCTGACGACAACTTTGGATTTAATGACACTTGGACTGAATATTGATATGTCTGATACTTTTGAAAATTTAGATAAAACTTTTAACGTAGAATCTGCCATAGAAAAAGCGGAAGAAACTGTTGTTGATATCAAGAAAGCAAAGACTGACAAAGATATCAACAACGACTATGAGTATACTAGAGGACAACTCTATAACCTCATAGAAAAGGGTCAAGAAGCGATTAATGGTATTTTAGACGTAGCACAGAATTCGGACCATCCTAGAGCGTATGAGGTCGCAGGCAACTTGATTAAAAACGTCGCTGATATATCAGATAAATTGGTAGATCTACAAAAGAAAATGAAGGAGTTGGATCAAGAAAAGAAAGGTCCAACAACTGTAACTAATAATGCGATGTTTGTTGGTAGTACAGCAGAACTACAAAAGATGTTAAAACAGATGGGAAACGATAAATAGTATGGTAAACCCTCGTCGTTAGTATGAAATCATTTAGAGAGTTTAAAGAATTAGCTGAAGCTAAACGTGGTCTCTACGCAAATATCCACGCAAAGCGTAAGCGAGGAGAGCGTCCAGCGCGTCCTGGTAGTAAGGACTACCCCGCGAAGGATGCTTTCAAAAAGGCGGCGAGGACTGCCAAGAACGAAAATGTTCAATACTCAGAAGAAGCAGAACAAAGATATTGTCCCAAATGCAGAAAAATGGAGACAAAATCTGAATGCTCTTACGGACCACAATACTGGGAAAACAACGCAATCAAAAACTTCAAAGAAGCAATCCTCGGAGAAGCAGCCTGGACCAGAAAAGAAGGAAAGAAAAAGTCTGGAGGTCTTAACGAGAAAGGAAGAAAATCTTACGAGAGAGAAAATCCTGGAAGCGACCTTAAAGCTCCAAGCAAGAAGGTTGGAAATCCCCGTCGCGCATCGTTTTGCGCTAGAATGAAAGGGATGAAGAAAAAACTAACATCTAAGAAAACTGCTTCTGATCCAGATAGCAGAATCAACAAATCACTAAGAGCTTGGAATTGCTGATATGGCTAATACTTCTTACGTAAGACACGACTCATCAAATACTGCAGATTCATCTCAACCTGCATCAACAACTGTCACACACTTCAATGGTAATGAAGGATGGACACAAAGGCAATGGAAAGATTTTAACGGGGATTATCAGGCTAGAAAATCTAATAACACAACCAGAACTCCTGGTACATATCAAGCAAGAAATTCAGACAACTCAACCAGAACTCCTGCAGCATATCAGAGAAGAGATAAAGACAATAACGTTGTGTCTGCATAATCTAATTTAAGTCTTAAGCGATACAGACATTGTTAAATAGTCTGGTATAATACTATTACCATTTACCATAGGAACTTTAATGGAAAACGACAAACAATTATCCGACCTGAAATTAGAAAGGAAGGAGTGTGAAAAATGTGGTGCTACCTGGATTAATGGACAACATGTTTTTCGTGGGACTGCAGCTAGTTACACAAATAGTGAACTAGATCTTGCCGGTCTTGTTTGCAATAAGTTAGGTAATCATCAATGTATCAACCCATCAAGAGGTAAAGATGGTGGTCAGACTTGGGAATATCGTGCTGGATATATTGACGGTATGATTACGGAGAAGAAAAGAAGTTTAGAAGAACTAAGAGATAAATTTGGCGACCTCTAAATAACATTAGTTAAGTGTATTAATGTGACTGATAGCGTATATCTTGGTAATCCTAATCTAAAAAAAGCAAATACACCTATTGAATTTACTCCTGACCAAGTTCAGGAGTTTATCAAATGTAAGGGAGATCCAGTTTATTTTGCTAGAAATTACATTAAAATTGTTTCTCTTGATGAAGGTCTAGTACCTTTTAGTATGTACGATTTCCAGGAGGAAATGGTACGTTGTTTCCATGAAAATAGATTTAACATTGCCAAATTACCCCGACAAACTGGTAAGTCTACTACTGTGGTTTCTTACTTGCTTCATTATATCATATTTAATGACAATGTAAATATTGGTATTCTTGCAAACAAAGCATCTACGTCAAGAGAACTATTATCTCGTTTACAATTAGCATATGAGAATTTACCACGTTGGATGCAACATGGCATTCTTGCATGGAATAAAGGTAACGTAGAACTAGAGAATGGATCTAAAATCCTTGCAGCATCCACATCTAGTTCTGCTGTTCGAGGTATGTCATTCAATATTATTTTCTTAGACGAATTTGCGTTCGTTCCAAATCATATTGCAGAACAGTTTTTCTCGTCTGTGTATCCTACGATTTCATCTGGTAAGTCTACTAAAGTTATTATCATCTCCACTCCCAATGGGATGAACATGTTCTACAAACTCTGGCATGACGCTGAGAGGGGTAAGAATGAATATACGACTACAGAAGTACATTGGTCTCAAGTACCTGGTAGAGACGCTGCCTGGAAAGAGCAGACAATTAAAAACACATCAGAACGACAATTCACACAAGAATTTGAATGTGAGTTCTTAGGATCTGTCGATACTCTTATTGCTGCATCTAAACTCAGGACAATGGTTTATGAAGATCCATTGGAGAGACGTAATGGATTGGATGTATATGAACAACCCATCCCAGATCATGAATATGTGATGACGGTTGACGTATCTAGGGGTGTTAGCAATGATTACTCTGCATTTGTTGTTGTAGATATCACTTCTATACCTTATAAAGTAGTTGCAAAATATAAGAACAACATGATCAAACCATTACTGTTTCCAAATATTATTGATCCAGTTGCACGAAGTTATAATAAAGCGTATGTACTTTGCGAAGTAAATGATATTGGTGGTCAAGTTGCAGACATTATGCAGTTTGATATGGAATACGAAAATCTTCTTATGTGTGCTATGAGAGGACGTGCTGGTCAGATTGTCGGACAGGGATTCTCACACAAATCACAGTTGGGTTTAAAAATGACATCTACTGTTAAGAAAACTGGGTGTTCAAACCTCAAGGCATTAATTGAGGATGATAAATTAATTATCAGTGATTATGATATCATCGCTGAAATGACAACATTCATTCAGAAGAAACAATCATTTGAGGCGGAAGAAGGATGTAATGATGACCTCGCAATGTGTCTGGTTATTTTTGCTTGGTTAGCTGTACAAGATTACTTCAGGGAATTAACTTCAGACGATGTTAGAAAGAGAATCTTTGAGGACCAGCGCGAATCTATTGAAGAGGATATGGCGCCATTTGGTTTTATTCTGACTGGTGTTGATGATGAAGATACGTATGTAGATGAGGCTGGAGATGTTTGGAATAAAGTAGATGAATATGGAGAAATGTCTTATATGTGGGAGTATAAGTAATGGATGAGGAAAAGTCTTTTGATTATCAAGTCAATCTCACAATACAAGATATAAGATTATTACAACATTGTGTAATGAAAAGAATTGAGATGTGGGAGGGATATCCAAAGAGACCAGCTGAAGAACAAGAACATCTATGGTACTTGAGAAATTCTCTTAATAGAATTATATTAGACTATAACTACAGAGAACTATGATGGATATAGACGAAAATTTTTCTTTAGATCATTTGTTATTTTCCACTAGAACATGTAGAACTTGTGGCAAGGAGAAAGATTTGCTTACAGATTTTTACAAAATTAGAAAAAATAAAGTAACTCTCCCATCATCATATTCATATGAATGTAAAGCTTGCACTATAAAACGTGTGATGGATTCGAGAAGAAATGATAGACCATCACAGAATGACTATCCAGACTGGTAAAGGGTTCATGCATTGTTTTCCCTCTGAAGAAGGGGTAAATAATAAATAGTTTTGAGAAAAAAATCTCATAGAGGTATAAAACATGGCATTAGCTTCTCCTGGAGTACTAGTCAAAGAGGTTGATTTTACAGCAACAGTTAACGTAGCAGATCAAAATATTGGTGTTATTTCTATTGCTGCTGAAAAGGGACCTACTGATCAAGTAACTTACATCTCAAGCGAGAGAGAATTAGTAGAAATATTTGGTGAACCAAACAAGTACAATTACGAATCTTGGTTTGCTGCGAGTACAATCATCCAATACGGTGCTGTTGCTGCAGTCATCCGCCCAGTCGCTTCTGGTCTTGGATTAAATAACGCAAACATTGTAAGAGCTGGTACAAGTTTGACCA